CAATATCAATTAATTCTGTATAATCTATAGCGGCTTCAATTTGTATAGACTGTAAACCAAATACATCTTTACTATCTATAGATAGTGGACTATTCAATTTAAAAATTTGATTGGCTTCTTCTGGCAAGATAGTAGAAGACATTTTAATGTGCTGTCTTTTTAGAATATCGCCGTCTTGAGCTGAGTTAGGTAACTCGTCAACGTCACCGTCATCATATTTTACAATATTACTAATAAGTGTAATTGTTTCTGTGATTTGATCAACACCAATATCATATGATATATTTGTTAGTAGGCAATTTTTATATGACACTTTTGTCAGTGTTGCACTATCTTGTATTAAAGATACATCATCTTCTCCATATACTATTATAATATCATAATTTTTTAATCCACTACTATTAGTATATGTGTCTGATCCTTGACATCCTAGATTTGTATTAGATAGTAGATGACACTGATTATAATTAGTACTAGAACTTTCATCATAGTAGAATAATTGTCCACCCCTTGGTATTATTCTAGAAATATTAATTTCATGAGTACGGTTCTTATTTTCAAAACGAAACCTTCTTTGAAATCTACCAATGTCTACTATAGATGAAGATTCGCTAGTGCTACTTACGCCAACTGACTGAGCGCCATCTAAGTATGCATAAGTTCCACCAGATTTAGTATTTCGTTTTCTATACAGTACAGCCTGACAGGCATAGAAAACTCTATTTTGAGACATATTTAATTTCCGCTACTGCCAAAACCAGACTGTCCTCTGTCAGAATTATTTAATTCCTCAGTCTCTATCATTTGTACAGATAAAATAGATTGAAATAATATTTGTGCTATTCTATCCCCAGCCTTAACATTATATGGTTCATATCCATGATTTTGTAACACAACACACACTTCGCCACGATAACCACTATCAACCACTCCAGCCATAGTATCAAGCCCGTGCTTAACAGCCAATCCAGATCTAGGCCATATTAAACCAACATAGCCATCTGGAATTGCCATAGATATTCCAGTTTTAATCATCAATCTATTCTGTGATGGTATTATGCAATCCTCTAGGGCATATAAATCATAGCCAGCATCTGTATGATTAGCCTTAGATGGAGCTATAGCATTTTTATCTAGCTTCTTAAAATGGATACTATGATTATAGGTAGTATTTGATATATTTATAGCTGAACAATCTATCAAGGTTGTTAAATCAATTGACATAATATGTCTCCAATGTTATACTAGTTCACATGTTCCGCCAGAACAAGCCCATTCCTGTTCTGCTTTTGTATTGTTTGTTTCTTCTATGACGCTGGTGAAATCTATATCTTGATATTCACGATTTAGATCTACCCACTCTTTCCAGTTAAATACGTCCTTCATACAGTATGTTAATTTTCGTAAATCCCCATCAAAATATTTACCTGCAAACTTTTTACATCTATTTGCAAATTCTTTCTTTTCTGATCCCTTGATTTTTTGTCCTATTCCAAGCAAGGAATCACAAGCGGCCCATAAATTATCTTCCCATAGTTCTAATGCCACTTCTATTAAGCCGCTCACAAACAATGAAGCATCTCCATAATGTTTTACTTGTTCGTGTGGAGTATAAACTGTTGTAAATGGTGCCTGTGGATAATCTTTATCTCCAGTAATTGGCAATAATGATATCCCACAAAAGTATTCTCTATTATTATATATGTAGTCAGTAACAATAGACCACTCTTCTGGCTTAATATTTATCGTATTTGATACGTTATGTACCAGCCAAGGTTGTGTACATAAATGCTTGTTTGTACCATTTAATACCCAGTTTTTTTGGGTATTTTTTACATGCTCTAATAATTGTATGGCGTCAATTTGATTTTTTATTTTAGACCCATCTGGAACTTCTACGCAAAATGAAATGACATCATCACTATCATTATTTGACCATACACTATCTTCACATGCCCTTGGATTAACTGATTTGAAGTATTGATATATTGGTTCCATTTTATTTGCTTGGACCTTACGAATATATCTTTTAGCATGATGAGGATGTATACCGCTGGATGTGCCTAAAATGCAACTTGATGTACCTTCTGGTTTAACACATGTAGTTCTTGCGGCTTGATTAATTGCTATCATATTAGCTATTTTAGCGTTGGTATCTCTAACAATATTTGCTCCAGCGCTTTGTATGGTATCATTAAGACATATATCATATTGTTCCATGATTCCGGTCATAGAAACACCAAGTAGTGCTTCTCTTGAGATAATTCTTTCTGACACAGAACCCAAATAATCAAATTTATTAAATCCTGCTTGTAGTGTTCCAATTATAGATGCGGCCCTACATGCATCATAAAAATCATTTTCTGTTTTTACTTTGGCACAATTGATTGTACTTAGGTTACATGCCTGCCAGCCAGTTTGTCCAGTTTCTATATCTACGGGCCACATACCAATTTCAACACAAGGATTAACAATTAACTCAGTTGAATCTGACCATACAAATCCCGGCTCTCCAAAATCTTTGACAGATTGCATTAACTCATTAAATTGTTCTTTAGTAGTTTCTTTTCTCAATAATAATGCTGAGTTATTTGATCTACCGCGTTGTGGATTTTCAATAAACCAATTACCAGTTTTGGCCTTTGCCATATCTTGATCGTCTGGACTAAAAACACAAATAGTAGCACTACGTCTGACTCCACCACTAATTACAGCGTCAGCACTATACATAACTATATCATATGCTTCTATTGGAAGTAATTTTCCTATTCCAGACTTCATACTCTTATCTAATAGTTTTTTAATATTATTTAAGGCTTTGCGTAATGGCTCTGGACCCGGAGCCTTACCACCACTAGATTGTAAAAATGCTCCAGCCGGTCTAATTTCAGAAAAATCGAATGTTATATTTTTACCATTATATTCTGGAAATAAGTCTGTATCTTCAAAATAACTAGAGACTAATATTCCAATAGCATCAGACCATCCTTCGATTGAATCAGATATAGTAAACTTTTTATTTCCAGATTTAGTTTTTACTAAATTAGGAAGTTTATTAATATGGTGTTTTTGTACTGAGAATCCTGTACCACATCCACATAGTAATAGATACATGCACTCTTGGAAGAATCTAACGCGATCTACGTATGAGGCAATGCAATTATATATTCTAGCGTTGTGTTTAAAGATAGGACTTCCGCCAAATTGTAAAGCTCTTTGTGAACCAAGCACCCTCTTCTTCCTCATCATCTCATAAGCCCATTCAATTTCTTGCTGAAGTTCTTTATGGGCCGGATTAGACTGATCAATATATTTGTCAATCATCATTTGCTTTACTCTGTCTACTGCCTCATTCCAAGTTTCTCTTCTTTTTTTTTCTGGACACCATCTAGCGTACTTAGACACAAACGTATAATTCATAAGAGCTTTAAGTGACATATTTAATCTTTCTCTGATGGATCTTTTTCTAGTGTGATAGTTATCTTATTGAGATTTATTTCAATTACTGTCTTATCATCCCTTTGATAGATATTTACATTATCGGCCAAAGTAGTGATTTTGTCAACTAAACTCTTTTTAATTCCAAGCTCTTTGATAATAGAATTAACTAAGATTTGTATCATATGTTAGTGTGTTACTTTATTGAGTAGTATTTCAATTTTTTGTATGATATGATTTAACGAAGATGCCTTTTCATTTATTGATATCTTACAATCAATTACATTTTTCTCTATTGCATCTATTTTAGATTCTAGTCTGCTTTCCATTCCAACAACCCTATCTTCTAAAGACAGCATTCTTCTATTTAATGAATCATTGACTTTTTCTTCAAGAATAATTATTTGTTTGCCATGATTAACCAATGTTAACATAACCCAAGCAATGAATGGTATAAATATAATACCAAGTACTTCTATGATATTGTGAAATAGTGACCAAATATTTAAAGCATCGTTCATTATAGCACTCCTTATAGGATATTATTTTGGTAGACACAGGGGGCTTTTAATACCCCCTATGTCACACCAACATAAATCACATACCAGTTATTGCTTTATAATTGAAGAAGTCGCCACCACTAGCCACAGATAATGTTACGAAGTCTACCTTCATAACTAGTTCACCGGGAACTGCTCTGGTTGGATTAGCGGCATTATCTATATGACGAGCTTTATTATCATTAACTGGACTCCACATATAACCACTACTAAATGTATTAAGAGCAGTGGGTTTAGCAGATGCTGTACCAGCAGCATTAAGGAATAGTCTACGCGACTGAAGCTTAGTACCATTGTTGAGATATCCACTTCTGGCAAATCTATTACTTCTAATAAAGCTAGTAGTAGTAGCACCAAAATCATGCTCAAATTGAGCAATAGATCTAGTATTATCACCCCTACCAGTAATTAGAATATTAGTATTAGCAGCACCAGATAGTGTAGCACTACTCGCTGCAATTACATATTTACCAGCTTCGCTATAGGCAAATGTGCCACTAGAGTATGGTTTACGATTGTGACTAAGACCATTATCTTTCACTCTTGGTAAAGTGCCATCTGTATATTCTGTGGCATTATCCTTGAGTGCAAGAGCTTTGGTAATTCTTTCAGTGCTTGTTGTAGTATTGCCAAGGATAGTTCCACCCTGTCTGGTACTACTATAAGCGCCACCTGTTGTATTTTTTAGATAATTAGCTTTAGATGTAGGAACTGGCATAATTATGCTCCATGTAATTTGAATATAACATAATCCTAATTATCCTAAATACAATCCATGTCCATAGCTATATACACAAAATGGTATTAACTTTTAACTAGATTTTTACACATCCTAATAGCTTTTTTTAATCTTCTTCTTGCTGTTTCTCTACTATAGCCATTCTCGTCAGCAATTTCAGTCATGGTCATATTATGAAAAAATCTTTGCTCTAATAGAGTTTTCATACCGCTAGGCAGGCTCTCTAATATGTCAAATACTTCATTCTTAATAGAAAAACTTATTGGTTGTTCTATGCTGTCCGAAGCATATTCTATATTTTTCTTTTTTAGTTCATTTTTAAGAGCATATAAAAGCTGTTGATATAGATAAGATGTAAACTTTGCACCCTTTGTTGGGTCATACTTTTCTATGCATTTCCATAATGTTACCATAGCAATAGAAGATATGTCATTATGGTCTAATGCATACATGAACTTATTGGACACAGAATTTATTATATTACGTATGTTGCTGTCTTTCAAATAGTTTTCAATATTTTTATCCATTAGTACCTCTTAAGATAATTCCACCCTTTTTATTTTTCATAACCGTTAACTTATTTAGTCCGTCTAAGTAAGTTTTATCCATTTTATCAGAAGCTATGTATTCTACTTCACCGTCTGGAGACACTAGTATAGACCAGTAATCGACAGATTGCAACTGTTTCTTGACCAAATCTACGGTTTGTCGTAGATCATTATCTGATAATATTTCTTCTTCTGTATAATTACAGATAGCATTTTCTATATCTTTTCTTACGTGCTTAATATTAAATAGTCTAGCAACCCCTATAAAAAAAGAATATCTACCCATAATTTTTAAGGCTTCAACTCCTTCTATTTTTTCAATTATTTCTGCAATATTAACTGTTACATCAAAATTTGTATGTCCGATCCAGCAATCCCATCTATCAGAAGGTTTTAATAGAGAATCTTGTGGGTATGGACCCATAGGGGTATGAACTATTTTGTTCTGAAATAACAAATCATGTGCAAGTAATGGATACTCGTCATCCGAATCTTCTAGCAAGCTTACGCTTGCCTCACTAAGGGCATTATCAGATAAAGATTCTTCTACTTTAGAATTCCAACTTTCCCAAGCTATTTTTTTTATTTTGTGCATAATTATCCCTCACTGGATGAATTATTTGATATCTCTTGGGCGCACTACAATACTATTATTGCTCGATATTTTGTTTTTATGTAATTGTGATAAATTATTCTTGATTTCATTAAACTCATCAAGCCTATTATTTTCTACACATTGGGAGTATAAATGTTGTAATATTCTTTCTAGAATATCTCCATACTTTAACTCAAATATGATCTGTGATATATATTTTACCCCATCTTGTGTATTGTCCCAATCACAAACAAACATTAATTCATTAGTTTCTTTTTCAATGTATAGAGATAGTTGTGCTAACACATCTAGCTTAGAATATTCTGAATTTTCTTGATAGAATTCTTCCATAAAAACTTTCGAAATTTGGCTTATTGTTGTGTGAAACAAATTTTCCACGTTTTTCTATACCAAGCAAATTAGGTAATTTTATTGCATAAACTACTTCACAATCTGTGGTATTTACTTTTCTAAAGTCCATCAACTCAATTGAAGTCCAATCAAAGTACACACTAACATATTCAGAAAATAAGTCCCTCGCGGTATCTGTTATATCTTTGGTAGAGATATATTTACTAGGAAATTGACCTTCTTCTGTGAGCAAGAATTTGAAAAAATCATCGTGCGAATACTGTACATTAGGATTTTGTTGCACGACAATTAGTGTCAATGCTACTTTCATGTTGGTTCTTTTGCATCAGAATTAGTTGTAGTATATTGGACTTGTGATTTTAGATTTTTGACAATTTCTAATTGTGATGCCGCACTTTGATACTGTCTAATAGCATTCAATAATTCATTTAAAGAATTATTCTTAGATTGATCTTTAACTAAGACATTGATAATAAAAGAATTTTCGTCTATAATAGATTGTAATCTGCTTTCAGCCGCTCCTAAAATATCCATTATTTTCCTTTCAATTATTCAAGTACCAAGCAATTCCATAGAATTTTTCTTGTAGTAGTAACTTTTCATTATCAGATAGTATATGATTTTTATCTCCAACCGTGTCTATTATACTATTGATTAAGAAAATGTCAAGATCTGCATATTTATCTTTGAGCGAATCCCCAAAAAAATATTTACCAGCCAGTGTGTATAAATGATTTAATTTTTGCGTATCTATATCATATGATATAATTCTATCAGCAAATACTTTATTAAACACTGCTAGGTTTAATCTATCAGTATCATTTGTGACTATATTAGTGATCTTAGACACTTGTTGTGCTATAGCATCTGTTGGTTTTTGTATACCAAGGCTTGGAGTGACATCCTTTTCTACTCCAGATATTTTGCTTAGAAATACAAAAACCACCAGAGCTAATCCAGCAATAAGCAAATAATTACTTTTCATCAATAGTTTTCCTATTTTTTTCTAGTGTATATACAGATACCAACATTGGAAATACTTCTTGTAATTTATTGTAAGCATCAAGTAAATTAGCTTGTTTACAGGCATTTGATAATATTTCCCACTTTGCTACTATAGATGTTAAATCTGTATTAGTAGTTGGTTTGGGTGTTACTTCCTGTTTATTATCAAACAAACTTTTTACATTTGATACTACATAATCTTTAGAACCAAGTATTAGCATCAATACACCACACCCCAAGACAATCCATTGAGTAGGAGTTAATAAACCTAAAATATCTTTCATCATTTTGTCTCTCTAATAGTATCTCCAACTACCCATGCTACAACAATACTGGTAACCGCTAAAAGTTGCTCATGATCAAGTTGAACACCAAATAATTCAGATGAAACTACTGTTGCTAAACCAATTGCTGCAACCCAAAAACGTCTTGAAGTGAGTAAAGATTTGACTTTATTCATTTTTCGCTCCTATTGATGTTGTTTGATTATTAACCCCGCGCCATGAAATGGACATTCTGTTGTATGTCCATCACCGTGTATTATTCTTCCAGTTCCTTTGCATGGACACTTTTTAGGATCTGGATTTGGTCTAATTATATTGTCATCTGGTTTTGGCTTAATTTCAAATATTTCTTTTTCCGCCTTACTAAAAGCATTATTAGCACTATACACAAGATCTTCTATGTTTATTTTTGATGAACTAAAGTTAGAATCTTGAGTTTGTATTACTCCATGAAATATAAATGGCAATAATAATGTAAGTGATA